CTTCGCGGATTATCCGCACAAGTGTTACGCCTATCTAGGTTGCGACCCGGCGCACAGCGACAGTCAAATGTTTGGGCGTGGACATGGGCACAAATCGCACGACTTTGCGTTTGCGAGTTTATGCAACGAAGCGCATCGAATGCTTGATACTTTCGAGCGGGACGAGCAGTTTTTTGCTTTTCTCCGGGCTTTCGTCAAAACCCAGGAATACTTATGGGAAAATAACCTGATTCAAGTGACCCCAAAGAAATAATGCCAGAATTCAAAAAGTTAGATTTTGACGCCGGTTATATGCTTTGCAAGGAATGCAAAAAGCGGGTTTTTATTCTTACCCCAACAACCGAGCTATACCAGGAAAGGTGCGAGCGGTGTGGCGATTGGTCAGTTTCAAAAGAAGCGTATGACGCACACACAACCAACGAAGCCGTGGAGATATTCAGCAAATGAAACCAAACACAGACCAAGTGCATGTAGTCCCAAATATGAACAAGAATCTCATGGTGGCGAGCTTGCTTGAAGAGGAAGACGGAAGCCACGCCGTGGTCTATGACCCGATTGTTGCTTTTGCTTGCCGGGTAGCACGAACCAGTGTCGCGGACGAGCTATTCTTTGCGACCGCGCCGTTGACGATCAGCACGATCACGGAAGAGGACACAGGCTATGTGATTTGTGATGTTGAAACCAAATACTGGTGGGTCGCGGAAGAGGCAAGCGGGACGTCTTTTGAATCCATGCTGAAACATTTGCTCGAAAGTTGCGAGCTGGAAAAATAAACGCCATGACGAAACTCGAAATCATTTACAAGAAACCGGAAGAAATAACGCCATACCCGGAGAATTCACGCACGCACAGCGACGCGCAGATTCAGCAGCTAAAAAACTCGATTGAAGCCTTCGGTATGTGTACCCCCATTGGCCTGCATACCGGGCAGATCGTCTACGGCCACGCACGGTTTACCGCCTTGCTTGAGCTTGGCTATACCGAAATACCCACGGTCGACTTGTCACACTTGAGCGAAGACGAGAAGCGCGCGTATATCATCGCAGACAACAAACTCGCGCTGAATGCCGGGTGGGATACCACCAAGCTATTAGCCGAGCTGGATTTTTTAGCCAATCAAGACTTCGACCTGGACTTGACCGGCTTCGATGCGCACGAAATCGAATTGCTACACCCGGAGATAATCCCGACCGAGTTTGAGGAAGACGAAATACCCGAAGTGGGGGCGGTGGAGGATGCGATTACCCAGCGCGGCGATGTTTGGTTGCTTGGTTCGCATCGCGTTATGAACGGCGACTCAACCAGCGTGACCGACCTTGACGGTTTGATGAATGGCGAAAAGGCGCAATTACTTCACGCCGACCCGCCTTATGGGATGGGCAAGGAAAAGGACGGCGTAGAAAATGACAACCTTTACAAACACAAACTGGATGACTTCCAAATGGAATGGTGGGGGGCGTGCCGGACCTTTGTTCATGACAATTCAAGCACTTATATTTGGGGCAATGCGCCGGAGCTTTGGCGTTTGTGGTATTCCAGGCTTGAGAAAAGCGAAAACCTTTATTTTTGCAACCAGATTGTATGGGATAAGAAGACGGTCCCAGGCATGAAATCCGAGGGGCTTCTTGAATACCCAACCACGACCGAGCATTGCCTGTTTTTCAAATGTGGCCAGCAGTTTATTGGCAACCTGAACTCGTGCGATTACTTCGAAGGCTGGGACCCAATTCGGTTATACCTCAAAGCGCAGGCTGACGCTTGTGGCTTGACGCCAGCAAAGTCAAAAGCGGCAACCGGCGTGCAGATGTATTCGCATTGGTTCTCAACCAGCCAATGGTCCATGATTGCGCGCGACCATTACCAGAAATTGGCCGAGGCTTATCCAGGTTGCTTTACAAGACCGTACGAAGATTTGCGCAAAGAATACGACGCGATAAAAGGCAACGCACGAAGCCATCACAATTCGGTCCAGGGGGTCGGTCGTTCTTACTTTGATAATGCGCATGACATAATGCGAGACATTTGGGAGTTTGAGCGGGTGGTGGGTGAGGAAAGACACGGACACGCAACCCCAAAGCCCGTTAAGATGATGCAGCGCGTGATGAAGTCAAGCCTGCCTCCCGGCGCTTTATGCCTTGAACCATTCGGGGGTAGCGGTTCTACTTTGATGGGTGCAGAAGTAACTGGGCGCAGGTGTTTCACGATGGAATTATCGCCCAACTATTGCGACGTCATGGTGCGGCGCTGGCAAAACCATACAAAGAAAAAGGCCGTGCTAGAATCAACCGGGGAACCATTTCCAGATGATGCTTTAGGGGTTGACCCAGACGAACACGAATAAAAGACCGGGCGAGAATGGCGAAACATGCAAAGAATGCGAGGCAGCGGCAAGTATCCCATTTCACGGTATATATGATCTTGGATGTTTGTGTTGCTGCGCGCGGCTGGTTGTCTCAGCAAGACCAAGACGTGAGCATCAAGAGGCAATGTTTGCTGCAATCAGTAAATGCGAGGTAGCGCCAAAAAGGGAAGTAATACTAAAGTACATCGCCGACAATTTTTGACGATTTCTTCGAGGTTGTGGTGGGGGTCTTGTGAAGATCAAGCGGTTGCTGACGCGCCAAGGGTCGAGTAGGTTTCCCCCGCCATTTTTTTTGGAGTAAGCAGTAATGACAGACAAACGGAAATTACCGGATCAAGATGGGAAATTACCGGACAACGAAGACGCAGTTGCGCCAGAGCAATTACCGCCCCCCGGTTGCGAGGACGCTATTATGATGGGTTGCTTGTGTCCTATCATTGATAACGGTTATGGCAAGGGCTTGGGCAAAGATGAGAATGGAAATCATTTGTACTGGTATTCGAGTGATTGCCCCGTGCACTGTCCAGAGCGCGACGTTGACGAGATGCACTACCATTGAATAACGCAATCAGAACGGAAAGCGTGATTAGCTTCTCAGTACCGGGGAACCCGGTGGCAAAGGGGCGACCCCGATCTTTTATCAAGGGCAGCAGCGGTGGCATTGGGCACTATACCCCACAAAGAACAGAGGACTACGAAAGATTGGTCAAGCTTTGCGCGTTTCCTGAAATGCGGGGGCGGGGGGTGTTGGTCGGTCCAATCAGTCTGCAGCTTAATTTATATTTTGAAATCCCTGAGTCATGGCCGAGAAAAAGACAGAACTCAGCCCTTGCTTTAATGGAACGGCCAACGACTAAACCTGATATAGATAACGTGCTCAAGATTTTCGGGGATGCGCTCAACGGCGTGGTATGGCAGGACGACAAGCAGATCGTCGAGACGATTGTTCGCAAGTATTACAGCAAAGACCCCAAAGCGGTGGCAATTATTTCGCAAATCGAAGGGGCAAATGATGAATAGCGAAAGTTTTAATATTTTTATATGATTGATTTTCCAATGGTGGAAAACACAGCACAAAGGGCACATTTATGGGAATGACCTACAAAGAATTAACCGACGAGCAAATCATCCAGGTTGAGGCATTAGCGGCGGTTTTGAACGCCAGACAAATCGCCGATTTTTTCGGCATCCATCGCGGCACATTCTACGGTTTATTGAAACGCAACCCGGAAATTGAACGACGCTATAGGATGGGAAAAGCAAAATCCGACCTATTTGTTGCCAACACATTAATGGCACAGATACGCGCCAATGACGTCCGGGCGACCATGTTCTACCTAAGAACGCAGTGCGGTTGGTCCGAAAAAATGACGCTCGAAGCTAACATCAACCACAACCACGTAATGGTCGTGCCGAAGATTGACCGCGAAGAAATCGAAAACTGGGAAAAAGCAGCAATCGAAGGGCAAAGTGAACTAATCGCCAATACCTAGTGGCGAAAGTTATTTGGCGGCCTTTAGAGGGCAGCCAGACTTTCTTCATGGCTTGCCCAGCGGACATTATCCTGTTCCACGGGACCAGGGGGCCTGGGAAGTGCTTGATTAATAAGGCAAAACTGCTAACTCGCGCAGGCTGGAAGCGAGTGGGCGATGTTGGCTTTGGCGATCAGTTGGTTGCCCCCGATGGCACATATACAAAAATCCTGGGGATATACCCGCAAGCGGCAGGGGTGATGTATCGCATGACCTTCGATGACGGTTGTCATATTGACTGCGACGGCGATCATCGTTGGCGCGTGTATGACGACAAGAATCAGAAATGGCATACCAAAACCACGAACGAAATCCGGGCGTCCAAAAGCTACACGCATATTCCTTTAATCAGCAACCCAGCGCCGGGACCAAAGTGGACAGGCTACGATCCGTATATTATCGGCCTTATGATCGGCGACGGCACGATGAAAGGCAAACAACCAACCATCTACAACCCGGAAGAATTCATCAAAGGCTACTTGGTTAAAGCGGGTTGGCGTTGTTATAAATATCCGTACCGATCCGTTTATCAGCTTTCATTGCTGGGTGGTGAAAAAGCAAAAAAGCAAATCGGCGCGCCAATTGAAAAAGGCGACAAGAAATACATCCCTAAAAAATTATTAATGGCTGACCCGGACACGCGGCTGGCATTGTTGCAAGGGTTGATGGATTCGGACGGGCATTGCGACAAAGATGGGCGCTGCGAATTCAAGTCAGTTTCAAAACAGCTAGCCACGGACGTGCAATATTTGGCACGTTCATTAGGCGGCAAAGCAACCGTGCATCGGCAAGCAATCGCCGTTGATAGGGGATTCGGAAGCCGCGACCACATTTACCGGGTAAAAATAACCCACGCAGGCAAGTTTGTGCCGTTTCGGCTGGGTCGGCATATTGAAAGATTGAACCCAAAGCAGCACGGAACCCGGCGAAGAATCGTAAGCATAAAACAAGTCAAGGACGCGCCAGCGACCTGTTTTGCGGTTGCGCATCCATCGCACCAGTTTGTTTGTGAAGATTTCATCGTGACACATAACACGGACGCACAGTTGATGCGCTTTTTTTCCCGTGTGGGTCAAGGTTACGGTAAGTTTTGGCGCGGGGTTATCTTTGACCGTGAATACAAGAACCTGGATGACTTGATTGCCAAGTCAGAGCGGTGGTTTCCAGAAATCAACCCGCAGTCGCGTTTCTTACGTTCAGCCGGTGATTACAAGTGGAAATGGCCAAGCGGGGAAGAGTTGCTGTTTCGAGCAATCAGCAAGCCAAAAGATTATTGGGCATATCACGGTGCGGAGTTTCCGTTCGTGGGCTGGAATGAGCTGGGCAAGTATCCCGACCCGGAACTATTTGACGCCATGATGAGTTGCAATCGATCCAGCTATATTCCGAAATATGGAAAACCAGAAATCCCGCTCGAAGTGATCGCCACGGCGAATCCTTATGGCGTCGGCCATAATTGGATAAAAAAACGATTCATCAACCAAACCAGACCGGGCGAGATTCTGCGCAGGTCCGTCAAAGTATTCAACCCCCGCTCCAAGAAAGAGGAAGTATTCACCCGGACGCAATGCCACATTTTTGGTTCCTACAAAGAAAACGAATTTTTATCACCCGCCTATATTGTCGAACTTGAGTCAATCGAAGACCCTAATAAGCGCAAAGCGTGGCTGAAAGGTTCCTGGGATGTTACCAGCGGCGGCATGTTTGACGACTTGTGGGAAAAGCAGGTCCATGTGGTGGAGAAATTCCCGATCCCGAAAAGCTGGAAAATCGACCGCACTTTCGATTGGGGGGCGAGCAAGCCCTTCTCGGTTGGGTGGTGGGCTGAATCGGACGGCTCCGACTTGAAACTGCCCAGCGGCGAAACCATAAGTACCATCCGGGGCGACCTTTACCGCATTGGCGAATGGTATGGCTCTTCAGGCAAAACCAACCAGGGTATCAACATGCTAGCCCCCGACATTGCAAAAGGCATCATCATCCGAGAGCGGTTGCTTGGCATTGCGGATGTTGTTGAACCCGGACCTGCCGACAACAGCATTTTTGATAGTTTCAACGGCAACAACATCGCCAACGAAATGGAATCACCCGTGAATGTGGACGGCATTGTGGTTTCTGGCGTGAGTTGGACCCGATCTGACAAAAAGACCGGCAGCCGCAAAGTGGGCTGGCAAAAGCTACGCCAATATTTAAAGAACGCAAAACCCGGCGAGCTCAAGTTGAATGATGGCACCACGATTTACACGCCGAGAAGCGGTCCAGGTTTGTATGTTTTCAGTAGTTGCAAACACTTCATCGATTTAGTACCAACGCTTCCCAGGGATGACAAAGACCCGGACGATGTAGACACGGATGCCGAAGACCACATCGGCGACGAGGCACGCTACCGGATTCTCGATTCTGGCCGGGTATTGAGCAGTGGCACAACCGATGGCAACTATTAGACTAACGATGAAAAAGAAATCCAAATGATATAATAAGCCGTTTAATTCAAAAGGCAAAGCCATGAATGAAAAGGAAGTCACAAACAAGAAAGCAACCGAAGGGATAGGGCGCGGTGGATTCAGACCAGGGGCGGGTCGTAAATGTTTGTCGGACAAATTGAAAAGACGGCCAATAACAGTTACTCTCCCCCCTGATATTTTAGAAAGATTAAAAAACCACGACTTACCTGTTTCCAGGCAAGTTGAAATAGCTGTCCGCAAATATCTCAAGGTGAGCAAATGGCAATAGATTCACTACACCCGGAATACCAAGAAAACATCGACTCAATTAAGCAATGCCGCGACGCTTACAAAGGGACCAAGCAAGTCAAAGCGGCGGGAGTAACCTATCTGCCAGCAACGGACGGCATGATCAAAGACGGCATGAACGAAGGGCAGCGCGGGAAAAAAATCTACGACGCTTACCGAAAGCGCGCCGTTTTTCCTGATTATGTGGAAGACGCCGTGCTGGTTGCGATGGGCAAGTTACACCAAAACCCGCCGGTCATTGAGTTGCCTGAAAGCATGGAATCGTTAAGGGAAGACGCAACCGGGTCAGGTGTTCCTTTGGATATCTTTTACCGGCAGATTACCGAGCAGCAATTAATCGCCGGTCGGGCTGGGTTGTTTGCCGATCTTGAGGAAGTGCCGAATGCGCAAAATGTCCGGGCAAACATATGCTTATATTTTGCCGAAAGCATAATCAATTGGGACGAAGGGC